CTGGAGAGCAACTAGTCCATCCTCACCGGCTACCGTGCCGCGAATGGCAGGCTGCACGCTGACGGTTTGAGCTGCGAAATTGACCGATTCGACGATGCCCGGCATGGCCGTCCACAGACCAGCCGCAAGACCCTCAAACGCCATGCGTTGAGATTCTTCCGGGTCATCCATCAATTCTCTACGGTCCATTAATTCACCTGTACCGATTTCTTTTTGTCGACGGTGGTATCCATATCCAGACATTCACCTTCACAGTACCAATCATTGCCGCGTGTGTCGCCCGTCAGGTTCAGGGTGATGACGCGGTAAAGGCCGTCTGCCTCGATAGTGACTGGCTTGTCCTCTTTCTTGGACTTGCTGGCGGGATCGGCAAAAGATTGATCCAACTCCGCCTCTTGAATGTCTGCCTGATTGATCTGAACAGCGCCGCCCACCAGAATGAACGGGTTCAGCAGGCAACGGAACTTGATGCCAGTGTTGGTTTGCTCTGGTCTACCGACCAAGCCCGAGCCGCTGTTAAGGACTACAGCCTCGTTAGGTAGCACGCCGGTCAGCGGGATCACCTGAACAACACCGTTTTGGATGGTCCATGACGCCCCGCCAGAAGAAGCTGATTGGCGCATGTAATCGCGGCTCATGCCATACATCACTTTGGCACGCGGCAGCTTTTGAGTGTCGCCGACTTCAACAGCACCGCCCACAACGCCTTTCGTCTTCATGACCTTGATCACTTGATCGATTTGGTCCCGTTGGGTGGCGCCAGCAGAAATCGTAGCGTTAACAGTCGAAAAGTTGTATGCCGTGTCGCCATCCGCCGCCTGAATCTCAAGGTACGTGTCGACGTTATTGTCCTTACCGGTGATGATCTTCTTGGCCGTTCCGGTGAAAATCACGCCGAAGTTCTGTTCATAGCCAGCTTGCATCAGCACATCGGTGAATTCTTTTTGGATCTTGTTGCGGGTGTCCCGGTTCAGCCCAAAAATGCGGATGTTGGCAGTGTTTGGGGTCTGCCCGTCAGTCCGGCGAATGGCAAACACAATACGCAAGTTAGACACATCCAGCGCATCGCCCGCTTCATTGGCGAAGATCAGGTTGCACTTGCGGATGTACTGCGTCTGCCCGCCAGTCATACATTCACCAAATAATACAGGTTAGATTCCACGCCGAGGTTGGTCAGTGTGGGGGCGGCGTATTGGTCGCCGTCAGTGTAAACGATCATGGCGCCCGGAATGCCGGTGTACTTGTACTGCTCCAAAATGTCGCAGCCGACCACCAAAGGGAGGGCCATAATCAACGGCTCCTGAGTCGTGGCGTCATAGATGTCCAGCAGCCAGCCACAGAACTCATTCCACTTGCACACCGTCCGCAGTTGAAGTCCCGACAGGGTGATGTTAAAATCCTGCGGGATGTTTTCAACTGGGATGGTGAACAGAGTGTCAGCCATTACATAAGCCCCGATATTTTCTTAAGCGCTGATTGTTTGGTGGGCTGATCCTGCGCCTTCACCGGCTGTGCTTTTTTGGTGCCTGCCCGCTGAGTCGCCCCGGTTTTGCCGGGCTTGGACTGCTTGTCCCTAGGCGGGACGGAAGTTATCACGACCGAAACGATTAAAATTTCGCGCAACGTGGCCTGTATCGCCAACACGTTGTCAGTGTTTTTATCGGTCGTGGTGCGGAGGGACTTGAACAGCATGTTGGTGTAAACGCGTTTTCCCGTAACCACATCGAACGGAACTCGCGACTTTTGTAATTCTAACATGGCGCGGTATGTTTCGTCAAGTGGGACAAACGTTTCACCCTCACTGAACTGTACCGACAGGCTCAACGTAGCCGATTTTTTGTAGGCATGGTCGGTGATTTCCGCACCCTCTTGCACGGGGTGTTCGGTAATCTCCAATTCATCCTCACCAGTCTCATCGATGGTGAGGTACGCAGTAAAATCCGCAATCCTGCGGCGAGGGCGAAACATGATTGGGTACAGTATACCCGAGGCCAGCCAGCTCATCGCACTGCTCCTTTCAGGTTCCGGGCCATATCACCGTTGACTTGGCCCTGTTGGCTGGCCACTTCTCTTGCAGTGGCTTGTGGGTTAGTGGCGCCTTGGATGATGATTTGGGTCTCTTGTTGGATGGACTGCGCGCCAAACTTCCCGCCCATGAGAGGGGATGGGGCGGATGGTGGCGGCAGCATCGGGCTGTTGCTGTACCGGGCCGGTTTAGACTCATCGCCGGAATCCATGCCGGGAATGACGGACGACACGGCATCAACTGCCGATTTTGCCCAGTCAACCGCCGACCGCACCTTACCTAGGGTGCCATCAATAACCGAGGCAATGTAGTCGAACACCGATTTAAACACATCCTTCAACGATTCCACCACACCCTTGATTGTGTCGAATGTGATGCCGAACTTGGCACCTATCGCCGAAAGGACCGGGCCGAACAACGACGACACGAAATCAACCATCGATTGAAACACGCCTTTCAGCGAATCGACGGCCCCGGCCACATCCCCGGCAAACAGCTTGCCTACAGCGTCGGAAATCCCGAGCAACACCGAGAACCAATTTTCAAGTGCCTTCTCGAAAACGCTCAACACAGCCATAGCCATGTCGATTTCTTTTTGCCAATTCTCCCACGGGATCAGGGACTCGCCGCCCTCTTTCCACGTCATGAAGTCATCAATCAGCAAGCCGAGTGCCGTGGTGATGGCGATTATGATGCCAACCGGCGACAACAGGAAGGCCAGATTAAGGCGTTTCCACGCCAGAATCACCAAGCCTACTGCCAGAACCCACTTGTTCGTATGCTCGACAATGTTGCCTATCCACCCGATGATAACCCCGGCGCCTTGAGCGATGCGATAGGTGACAGCGATAAAAGTGTCAGCCAGCGCAAGGATAATCGCGATGATCGGCTTCACAGTGCGCATGATAGCCGGGAGGTTGTCAATGATCAGCTTGCGCAGGCTATCCAACGCATCAGTGAAGCGGTCCATGAAGTTAACCGCCAAAGACTTGCCCACGGTACTGATGACAAAGTTAAGCCGGTCAAAAGCATCCATGAACTTGCCTGCCTTCTCGGCGGCAGTGTTGGAGTCTAGGCCAGTGGCATCATAAAGCGTCTTGAACTCGGCACGCAGCCCAGACACGTCAGTGGTCAGTGCGTCCACCAATGTTCTGTCGAGGCCCAAACGCCCGAGAATGGCCGTCTGTTGCCCCCGTTCCATGTCCTTGATTTTATCGCCTACCTCACCGAGCAGGCCAACCGTCTCCTTTACATTGCCGTTGGCGTCCTTGACCTGAATGCCGAGGGATTCAAATACTTTTTGCCCCCGGCCCATGTTGTTGGCAGCATCGCCAGCCGTTTTGGAAAACTGCTCCAAAGAGGAATTGGCAGTGGCGATATCAGAGCCGGTCAGTTGGGCGATGTAGCCGAATTCTTCAATAGACGCTACAGACACATCAATACGATTGGACAAATCGCCCAAATCGTCGTATTGTTCAGCGATAGCTTTGGTGAACCCGAACAGCAAGCCAGTGGCGGCAAATACAGCGGTGCCGAGACCGGCCACTACTACCGTGGCCTTGCCTACAGCTGCATCAAAGCCTGAGGCACCCTCGACGTTGAGACCAAGGCTAACAAGAAACTCTTTTACCGTAGTGGCGCTCATTTGTTAGCCTCCATGTACCGCACTTCGTTTTCCTGCTTGACCGTCAAGATGTCATTCATCGTGGCGATATCGGCAAGTGAGAGCGTGCCATCGATCACGCTCTCGTATTTGCACATACCTGCAGCGACTGGCCGCCAAAGCCAGTCCTCAGAGTCAGGCATCTCAACCCAATTTACTGGCCGTTTGCTTTCTGGCCGAGTTGGCTCGAAATTGAGTTGAGCACGACGAAAAAATCACCGAGGTTCGCCTGCAGTGCCCGGCCGGCCAGTGTCAACATCTGCGGCATGGTGATATCGTTAAACATCATCGAGCCGTTGACACACACCGACGCCCAGCCGAGTCCTTGGCCCTGTTCGCGGGTGACGTGGGCCAAAAGGCCGTCGATCACATAATCCGCTGTCGCATCATCCATGCTGGCCAGTGCCTCGCCGATTTTTGGCAGGACATCCATCATGTCTTCCTGACTCATGTCGGATGCCTTGCCTCCTGACGCTTTAATGGCGGACACTTTCCCCATCACCGGGGCCAAGCCCCCCAAAAAGGGGGCGAGACGGCGAACGATGTGGAATTGTTTTTTGGCGTCGATCACGCCGGCCCGGTAGTTATGGGCGCCGCAAGTGAATTGGCTCATAGTTCAGGAGTCCCTACGCCAAGGATTCGGCCGGCGCTGATTGCGTCGAAAACCCAAATGTTGATGCCAGCTTCCTTGGCATAATTAAGGTCAGGCACTCGTTTGAATGCCACCTTGCTGAGGGTGATCAGGTCCCCGCGACCAAGGTCGGTCACGGCAATGGTATTCTTGCCGTGGAGGACACTGGAGCTGGTCTGATAGTTGTACATGTTCATCAGCAGGGCATTAACCGGGCTGGTTTTCAGCAGGTTAACGGTTACAGTGGCAGCCTCACCGGCCACCAAAGAATGCTGACCTTGGCCGCCAGCACCGATTTGCATGATGTTTTTGTCTTCCAAGGGCACGATGGTGATGCCCTCCTCGGACGCACCAGCACCGGATGCCAAGTTGATCGAACCGCCCGGCCCACTGATGGCGGCGTTGCAGTCGAGAAAAGAGTAAGTAGACATGCCAGCACCCCTTAACGGTTAACGTTGACGATGATGTCGAGTTCTTGGAAAGCGCCAGCAAGCTTAAGCGCAATTTGCAGCGGTGGTGCGGTACGGGTTTCGCGAATCGACTGGTCCTGCAATGCCAGCGGAGGCGTGAAGATGTAGAACCCGGTTTTCAGGTAGTCGCCGCGTGCCAACTGCCCGAACCCGTCGCTGTTCCACGTGCCCGGTGCACACAGGCCGTTGTTCACTGCTTCGTTGCAAGCGCCGGCTGCCACGCCAATCAATTGGTTCTGACCGGGATCGGTTTGCGGGATCTTGGTCTTGGATTGGTACAGCAGGTTGAACGCCGAGTTCTGGATCGCATCCTTGAACCACGACAGGCCGTGGATTTCGTCGAAATACGCACCGTTGGCCATAGTACCGTACTGGATGATGGCCGTGTCGTTGATGTAGTTAACGAACACGTTGCAGTTTTTCGATTTCAGGGTGGTCGCTTGGGCCTCGGTCAAGGTCTCGGCGGCAATGCCCGGTTCTTGCTTGTACATCAGCGTGATGGTGGAACGGTTGGCAGCGAAGTTCACCGAGAATGCCCGGCCAAACATACTGGCAGCGGCATGGGTGTTGGCGCTGAATTGGGTGAAGGTACGGGCGTATTTCAACGCTTTGAGGCTGGACGACAGATCGTTGGTTACGAGCGGGTCCAACACGTTGGTGTTGGTCACTGTAACACCGAACATGCGGTCCAGCGCCAAACCTTCAACCAATCCGGCAACGGCAGTGTTCTGCGCATCAGTCGGCAGCACGGACGATGCAAAGGTCAGACCGAACCAGAGGCCAGAAGCGATGGATGCGCGCAGCACTGCATCGACCGGGGCTTCGGCAGCCACACCTTGAGCAGGCGGGGAAGCAAACGCCTGAGTGCCTTTCAGCTTGGCCGAGATATCCACGCCTGCGCCGGTAGGCTCAAGGTAGGAAATGGTGGCAGCCGCGCCGACTGCAGTGGTGGTGAAAATGAAACGGCTGCCATCCCAAGTGCAAGTCACACCGGCAGTAGCAGTGGTCAGGCCGGCAGTGATTTGCGTGGCCACACCGTTCAGGTTGACTTGCGCCGCCAGAGTCGGCACGGTAACGTTTTTGACGACGCCGCCGACAGTGATGCGGAAAGTGCTGGAAGTCAAGGCGATCCACGACGCCATAACCTGTTCAGCAGCAGTCAGGATGCCTGCGCGGAGTTGAGCCGGGGCATCGGTGCGCGCCCAACGACCGGCCATGAAGTACAGCGGTTTTGGGGATTGGCTGTAATACGCCTGCGCTTCCAGATATTCTGGAGCAGACAGACCGAAATCGGCCGCTACAGCTTCAAGGCTGGTGTACAGGCGTGGGATTTCGCCCGCAGCCACTACGCTGGAATCGCCGAGGGTCAGCAGGGTGCCAAAACCGCGACGTTGCGCGGCAATCGGCGACAAATTGACGGTCGTGCGGATCAGACGGTTGACGGAAAGACCTTGCGTTGCCATGTTAAACCTCCGGGCCTGCTGCCCAATCGATGGTCTGCGTTTCTGTTATGATCTGCCCGTAGGCCGATAGGAAGGACAGTACACTGTAGTTGCGGTTTATCTCCCTTCGGAAAGACAGGGTTATGTCAGATCGTTTGTACCATTGCTCTTCTACGAGTTCACCGAAAGTCGGCGTGGGATTTGCGCCTACAAACCCGATGCCCGCCAAGAACAATTGGTCGCGGTTTTGGCCGATCTGCAAATTATCCCGTACATTACCCGCATTGCTAGCGCTATTCGGCCCGTAGAATGAACAGCGCATATCAAATGTTTCATGGCGTTGGGATTTCGACCCTAGGCCGTTGTCGTCAACTACCACATAGGCGTTGCCTGCTTCCGGCATCTGATTGCTGATGAAGAACGCACACCAATCAACAGTGATGCCGGGCCGCTTGGGCGGGTTGGGCTGGAACGCCGGGCGGACCATGTTGCCTGCCAAACCAGTCAGGCCGATGATCACAGTCTGCATGAAGTCGAGCAGGCCGTCATCGTTAAGCACCGGCCCAGCTGTTAGGTATCCGCCAGTAGCGCTGGTGTTAGCCATTGGAATTCTCCGCCACACAAAACGCCTTCATGAACCCGCCGCCGAAGTTGCTGAAATCTTCGTCGATCTTATGTACTTGATACCGCTTGCCGTTCCAAACGATGATATCCGAATAATCGGTCGTCGCATCCGGGATCAGAATGCCGTTGTACCACACGGCAATCACGCTATCAAAATTGGCGAGGTCCGGCAAGCGGATGAAATCACCTGCCTTCAACCCCTGTACCGACATCAGTACCATCAGCGGCGCGGCCTCCGCCAAAACGTTGCGCCCGTTCGATCCGATGGTTGCGGTACGGCGGATCAAACCGACAGTATCACAAAAGTCAGGATCGGACAGCAGCTCTGATGTGTCGATAAGGGCCATTATTTCTTCCGGATTACGTACGTTATCGAATTCATGTACTGACCAGTGTGGATCAGACGTTTGGTGCCTTTAAACCCTATTTTCTGCCGCTGCTCCAAAGTCACCTCAGACAGTATCTCGAAGCCTTCTTGCGACCGAATCTGGTTCTTGACGCTTGCCTGCGCTACCAACCCAGCTTGATTGTAAGCCTTGGTCAAGGCGGCAAAATCGCCAGTCATCGCGGCGGCTGCCCCCTTGGCAATCAGGTCAGCACATCTTTCTGCAACCTTCTCAACGCCCGGCACCAAATGCGGCGACGGCGGGATATTGGCGGCTTCACTGCCGTTTTCGTTGATATACCCGATCTGCGCGTTGCCTATCGGGTCATCATCACGGGCGTTCTCGTCCATTGGAACGCCTATCAACACTTCTTCCGTCGTCATGGTGCGGAGGGCTTTCATCACCTCGTCCACGCGATCCACGACGACCTTTACGCCTTTCATACTTGCAGCGCACCGGCGCCGATCATCCGGGAAATGCGATAGAAACGCTGGCCATAAGTGGTCAGGTTCCAGAAACCAGCATTGGCCTCGGTCGTGTTTTGGGTGTCGTACTGTATGCTTGTACTGCCTACAGTCTTGCCAGATTTGATGCCAGTCCCTTGGCCCGGAACGCCCCCGCCCGTATTAGCTCCTTCTAATGCGACGTTATGGGCAACGTAAAGTTCTAACCCTGCGGTATAGGCGTTGCCCCAACGACATTCGATAAGCATGACCATTCCGAGGTCAGCCCAAAATTGGATCATGGCGTCCGGGTACTTAACAGCATCCGTGAACGCTGGGAAGTGTTCACGGAACAGTGGTATATCGAACACGTACGCCATGATGGTGTTACTCCTCGTCGGCAGGCACGAAAATCGGGTTGCCGGTTTCTTCGTCGAACATCAGCTCGCCGTCTTCGCCGATTGCCTGAATCGGGTTGCCGGTTTCAGGGTCGAGTTTGTACGGCGATTTCAGCGGGGGGAGATCGCCGTCATCGTCGTCGTCGTCATACGACACCCGTTCCACGACAAGGATGACGCCCGCTTTAGCCAAACCCTCGGCGTACTTCAACTCGGCGATCCAATCCGGAACTTCCTCGTTGATGCCGTGAACCAAAGTGGTTTTCCGCCCATCATCATGGGACAGAGTGATGTCGCCTTGGTTGTTATTCTGCACTTTAAGCATGTTCAATTCCTCTGAGTTGCCGGCGCCCCGGAAGGCGCCGGCTCTCGGTTAGATCCCGTCGCGATAAATGACGGTTTCAGGGTAGACGAACTCGACAGCGCCGAATGCCCAGATGTAAGGGGAAATGAAGCGGATCCCCTGATAGTAGGCGGTTTCGCGACGGATCGGCACCATTGGGAAGCGCAGACGATCTTCCTCGTTGGTGTAAGCCATCATGCGGTCAGTCGGGCCAACGCCACGGCCGGTCAGCCATTTCAGCGGCTGGATGTTCACCGGTTTGCCGTTGAGGTTGTTGGCGATGCTATTCTGTTTGATGTATTCCAGAATAGACATGTTCGCCTGACCAGACACCTTGATGGTGGTGATCAAACCGAACTGCACAGGCGGCACGCGGATTTCAGCCGGGCAGATGGTGAACGCCGATGCGGTCCAAGCGGTCATCAACATTTCGTTGATTTGGGCGAGGATCACGTCCGGGGTCGCCACGTTGGCCGCCCAAGTACCGCCAGTCACGTTGCCAAAGGCGATTTGGCTGGAGTTAACCAGACCTTGGTCGCCAGTGAAGGTGTCGCCGATGTAAACCTGCTCATCGGTGTTCATCTGATACAGCGTGTTCAACGCGTTCAGTTTGGCGGTGTCGATCGGCTGGCCGAGCAGTTGGCTGCGTTCCAGCTCAACGCTGGTGTAGCTGACTTCACGACCGAGCAGGCGCAGCGGGGATACAATGCGCTCGCCGTTAACCGAAACGCCCGGAATGGTGGTGGTTTCAGGGCTGATCCAAGGCTTACCTTGGACTTCCTGAGTACCGCCGCCAGCAAAGCTGGAACGGGTGAACGAGGTGGACTCGTTGGCCATGGTCAAGCCAGTACGCAGCTTGATGTCGCGGCCCCAAGACACCGACACCAAAGGCTCGTGCAGGCGTTGGTCGAAGTTGTCCAACTGGTTGACGTAATACGCAAGGTTACTGTCTTGCGTACGTGCGTTTGCAACCCCTTGATCGAGGGTGCGGGCGAATCGTTTATCGCCGGGGAGGATGATGCGGCCCATGTTTTGTCTCTCCTAAAAGTTCAGGGATCGATCAGCTTCGATTAGAAGCCGATGCGGACCTCGGCGATGTTACCGTTGGCGGTGTCGCGGCCATTGGCGGCCCACGTCAGTTTTGGTACTGGAACACTGTTCACACCGTCGGCAACGGCTTCGAACTGGCCGACAGGCTTGCCGACGCCGCCATCAACAACGCGGACATATACTGCCAAGCCGCGAGTTGGGGTGCCTTGGCCGCAGACCACGTTAACGTAGCCTTTGACAGCGATGCCATGGGCCGAAGTGATGTTCGGGCCGCCGTCGTTGAAACCCTGCAGGGTAGCAGAGTTGCCGATGGATGGGACCTCACGGATCAGGATGCCGTAGAAATCGGCAGCAACCGAGGTCAGGCCCATGAGCAGGAATTTGCCGGTGCCAACTTCGATTTTGACCGGCTGGCCAAAAAGAGTCGGGCCGTTGGCGGCAGCAATGAAACCGGGTTCGACGGTGGTATCGTCAACCCGAGTAATGGCGCCAGCAATGCCAGCGGGTGCCTTGTACAAGTAAGCAGTCATGATTGACACTCCAACTATTGTGTGATTGCTGGTTGAATTACTGGCCGTAACGCTTGGCGTTGGCGGCGTTGATTGCTTCCGGGGTCATCGGACCCTTGCCGTCAGCAGTACCGGCTCGCAGCGTGGCGAAATCGGCAGCTTTTGGCGGGGCCAGCTGGACGGACCGAGTGGCTCTCATCACTTCGGCCGCTGCAGTGAACAGCACCGATTCATCCTTGATGGAGTCGAAAGTTTTCAGCACGGCAGCACCATCAGTGGTTTTGCCGAACTGATCCAATGCATCCTTGACAAGAGTGGCACTGTTGGCAATGCCGGGCACCAAAATTTCGGCGAGACTGATGGTGGCAGCATCGGTGCACATAACCACGCCGTTCTCGTCAGTGGTTTTCGGCGCAGGCGGGGCTGCATCATCCACTTTGGTAGACTGCATTTCCATGAGCTTGGCAATGGCAGCTTCGATTGCGTCGATGCGGGCAGCCATCGGATCCTTTGGCGCTTCTTCTTGGGGCGGCGCTGCTGGAGGAGCGTCGTCTTTGGTGGCGCCAGCATCGGTCAGCTTGGTCAGCAAGTCTTCGATTTTTGCCATACGGGCATCCATCGAAGTAGCTTCATCGCCCTCGTTGGTTTTTGGTTCTTCGGGCATCGCCTCATCGATAGCGCGCCCGAGCAGTTTCATGAGCTTGTCTTTAGCCGACATGATAGTACCCTTTGGTTTAAATTCGGGCGCAGAGTCCCGTACAGCTACTTCGGAACCATTACGACCTTTCCGAACTAGCGCCACGTGGTTACCCACGATTCCTGTTTGAATCCCGTATCCGGGTTTCGTTTGTTCATAGGCTGCGTCATACCCCAAGGAGACTTCACGCAGACCTGCCTTAACCATGTCAATTGCCTGCTGCCCTTTAATGAGCAAGTCGGCAATCAGCTTATCAGCATCTTCGCCAGTGCCTCGGCGAACGTTTTGCATGTGGCCAACCGATACCTGCATCCAGTTCAGTGGGCTGACGAAATCCTGCGGGTGGCCGATAGTGATCGACTTGCCCTCGAAACTGGCCATGGTGGACGGGGCGAACAGTGCGTCACCGTCACGCATCACATTGACGCGGCCATCAACCGGCTCGATGACTTCTTTGCCATCCTCGGTCAGCAACTCACCTTCTGCATACAGCAGTTCGCCAGTACGGGCGATCGGTACGCCGATGCAAAGGAGAAACCCCTCTGGCGTCGTAACGATGTTCTCACTGATGCGCGCCGTGGCGTAAAAGTGGGCGTCTTTGGTGATTGTCATGTCAGCCCTCGATTATCGGTTCTGCGTAGCAGCGGCAGTTGTAAATTTGGCCTGCGTGAGTGACGGTGCCATCGCTCAGCTCAGGAGGATCATCCCAAGCAACAATCACACCTTCCATTTCTGCGTGCGATTCCCGGACTGCTTCATCCTCCGCAGTCCGCCATATGTAGTGCGTTGACCCAACTTCTGCAGACCGGGCCTGCGTAATGGTGCTATTCGCTTTCGCGACCTCGGTCCTTGCGATCAGGGTGGCGCGACTGGCAGCTACCTCCCCACTGCGTGCAATTTCTGCAGCTACCGTATCGGCCCTGCGGCCACCAGTCGCAGCCTGAAAAGCCAACTCCTGAGCGCGTGTCGCGGCCTCTAGCGGCAACGACTGGATCAGGATGACTTGTTCTTGCTGGAGCAGGCGACCCAATGCTACATTGTTGTCGTCGCGCAACTCCCTGCCAATCTTTTGCGATTCTGCCTTCCAATGGCGATAGTTGGTCTTGGACACTGCCAACAGCATTTTGGCGGCCACGTTAGCGGCCCACGGTGCCAAAGTCTCAGCGTATGCCTTCATGGCATTATCAAAGCCGGGCATCAAAGTAGCGCCGACTTGGTACAGCTTGACCAGATGTCCTACCTGCTTAGCCACCGAGCGCAATTGACGGTTGTATTCAGCCTCGGCTGATTTTGGCGTCTTGAACTTCGGCTGCTTAGCATCAAACGTTTTCATTGCCCTTTAACCCACGCCATGATGCGTTGGCTCAAACTTGGGGCGGCATCAACAACAGGCTCGCCAGTCGGGTCGTCCGGGTTTAGTGTCGCAGGCGGCACCACAGCAGCGGGTGCCATCGGCGCAGCTTCAAGATCTGCCGCCTCAATGTCCTCATCGCTGATGTTGCCGAATACACCTGTGTCCTCGGACATTTGACGCAATTCTTTCATCGCCACGGACTGGGACACCAAACCAGCGTCGTACGCAGTGACCACAGTTTCGGTGATGGTCTTGGCGTTGTTGGCGTTTTCAGTGTCCGAGGTCTGCCACAGTGGGGCGAACTTCATTTTCAATGTAGGCGGTACATCCTCACCGAACAGCGAACGATACGTCACTGCGATCAGGGTCTGAACGCCCGTGCGCAGGTTAGATTCCTGTTTGGTATTGATGCCGTCGTAGTACGTACGTAGATCGCTCTCGCCAGTGGCGTTAAGGCCAGCTGGGGACATGCCAAAGAGGCGAACCAACGGAATCTGTGTGGCGCCAGCCAACTGTTGCCCGAACTGCAGCATCATGTCGGCCAGCCCGGCAAAAGTGTAGGTGCCGGTTTCCCAGACGTCTTCCTTGTCCAGCAGTGTGATGCCTTCGTTCGTTTGCATTTGGCGAACGTAGGTGAACATCTTGATCAAGTTTTCTTCGGCCGGGCCGCCTGCGGATAGGATATCACGCAGGCCGTCAATGCCGATGCGGCGCAAATGCGCCTTGTCGATAAGGTTGGCCGCGCCCATGGTCGCAGTGTCAAACGAAATAAGGCGGTCCTCTAAACGCTCAAGGACCGATTCCCCCCAATATTCCTCAGTCATCGCCTGATATGGCGGCAACTTGATGCCGACCTGACGGATAAGGCGCGAGTAGTGGATCGACTGGCCGTATGCGTAGGTTTGGCTCGTGCCGTCATAGCTGCTGACTACACGGTAATATTCTGGCAGGCCGATGCAAGGGCCTGATGTCACCATACGCTGCAGGTCAGGCTGGATCATCCAACGGTCGTAAACCGTCAGGCCCAAAAATTGACCCTTGCCGATTGTCTCCAAGCGCAGTGGGGAGGTCAGATCCTGACCGTCGATTTGCATGATGGCAACAGCACCGCCATACAACCGCGCCCACTTGATAGTATCAAGGAGGGCATCCCAGATCTGCAGGTTGTTGAACGCTTCCTGAATCTCTTCAATGCGGCCCGGATCGACATCACCGGAAAGGTCCATGCCAGCACGGGTCATATCTTCCGCGACGCTGTCCACCATAGAACCGGTGATCCAGTTCTGGCGGTACATGGCCTCAAGTTTGATGCGGTTGCGGGACAGCATATTCGTCAGGGTGTAATTGCCTGCCGAAATAGAGTTCTGGCCGAGGCCGATACCCGAACGCTGCACGAGGTTGCTAAACCCGTCGCTAGTCCCGGCGTTCGCCTTGGTTTTGATTTCTTCGACCTTCGCAAGCCAACTCATGTCATGTTCTCCCACAGGTTGGCTATTTGGCGACCGCCAAGCATGTCCATGATTGCGTCACACATCGGGTCGATTTGGTCATCATAAGCGTGGGTGTCATCCGAAGTGAAGGATTCACACTCCGACACGAAATCAGACACCCACGGCAGACCTAGTTCAGGATCCGGGATGAACACGAATCCTGCCTCGATGTACGGCGAGGCATCGCCTACGCGTGTTACTTTGTCGATGTTCCGCTGCTGAGCGAAAATCGGAATAGGGCTTGCCTTGTCACGCTTCAACGACTGAATAAGGTCGGTGCCGCTGGCCTTATCTTCCACGCGCATTTGGCGCAGGTGGCCATGGGTCTCCGAGGGCACGGCGCGGTGCTTGTTCCAAAAATCCTTCGCGTTCTTGCGCAGGTCCGGCGATTCCCATTTATCGCGTTTCAGGTCCAGCAGATAGATGTTGCCATCCTCACCGTGGCCCCAAACCTCGAATACGCTGTAGTCATGGCGTTCTTTCGTTTTCTGCGCCGTGTCCACATAGATCTTGCGGTATTTCTGGCGTGGCAGCACTTTATAGCGACCGAACCAAGCACCTTTGATGAGGCCGCCGCCAAGTGGGCTAGGCTTCTGGTCATACTGGCCGGAAAAGGTGTAGGGCGATTTGGCCTTCATCTTTTTCAGGGTTTCGAGGTCGTGCTTGGCTGGCCACAGTGCGCGTTCTTTAGGGCCGCCCTCATCAACGATGGCGGACATCTTGCGGTGGAACCATTTGACCGAGGTATCTTTCAGCAGCTCGGTTGTGAAATCTTCTTCGTGCAACCGTTGCATGACCAGAACAACCGGCGTTTTCGGGCTGTTGCGGCGAGATTTAATCGTTTCATCCCAGCGCTTGTTAGAAGCGGCGAGCATGGTCGGGTGGCGTGCATCATCAGGCTTGAGCGGGTCATCAATGAGAATGGCGCCGGAGAACTTAAACTCGCCAGTATCCTCATTCCACTCGTCCATGCGGCCAGCGCCAAACCCTGTGATAGGACCGCCAGCAGGTGTGGCCAAGAACATACCATTGGCCGAGGTAGCCCATGCGCCTTTGGCGTCCTTGTTATCCTTGGTTTTGATGTGCGGCCACAGCTGGACGAACTCGGCCGACTTGATAACAGTGCGAATGGCATCGGAGTTTTCCAATACCAAAGGCTGTGCATACGACAGGTGGATGAACTCGCATTTCGGATTCTTGACATAGCACCAAACCGTGAACAGGATGACGACCACTTCGGTTTTGGAATAGCGCGGCGGAATGTTCAGGATATAACCCTGATGGGTGCCATTGTACACGTCCATCAGGTCTTGGCAGATCACGTGGTGATGATCGTTGAAAACGAACTTAACGCCTTTGCGATGCTTGAAGAAATAGCGGACGAAGAACTCAAAGTCCTCCTCGCAACGTTCACGGATGCGGGCTATCATCTGCTCGTCGCTAATATGCTGAACAATCGAAAGCCGAGGTCTAGAAACAGCCTCGGCTAACGGGTTCAGGTTCATATTAGAAGCGTTCATCTAGTGCCTTATCCAAAATCATCCGTTGTTCTTCGGTCAGCTGGGTCTGCACGTTAAGGATGATGCTAGGATCGTCCTTATAGTGGCCGCTGATTTTGGCCATATCTCTCAGCAGGGCGACAGCCTCGGAGGAGTGGAAAACCTTCCTCAACATCGCGGTGCCTTCCCGGTCTATCATCGGGACTTCTTCCTCACCCATCAGTTTCGACAGCAAGGTCAGATAGGTGACCTCAATGAAACTGGCGTCGATCAGCGAGTAATGCTCTTTCTGCTGATTCAGGTAGTTTATGAAGCACGCCACCAAAGGATCGCGCAGAGTACGTGCCGCTTGAGACTTGTGGATCCCGGCAGTTTCTGCTGCCTCAAGATAGGTGGCGCCTTTTGTAAATTCGAGGCCGAAAACCCGCTGAGCTTGAGTGAGGGACAGGAAGCCGTTTTCGCGGTTATCGACTAAGAACTGCTTTAAGTCGGACGGCGTCAGATCTGACGGCTTCGTGTCGTTGCTCATAGTGGAATCTCTGTGCTCTGGCGTTTAATATCGCCTCTCTTAGATAGAGGGTGTTTGGATCAAGAGCAGCCCGGACCGTCAGCCGTGGAAGTGGCCGATCATAAAAGGGGTCATAGCCATCTTCGCCGTAGGGGATCCGGAATGGGTCACAATCGTCGAACAGGCGCGGGTCATATTTATATTTTCTCATGGTCCAAATCTCCCGGCGTTTTCCGGGTCATCGTAGGTCGAAGTTTACCACGCCCGAAACCGCGCGTCAAGATTTTGACAATGGGTGGGGTGTTTGCGTCAAAGGCTTGACGCATATCGGAGGTCAGCTTTTGTGGAGCGCACGCGCCCGTGAGATTGCACATCTTGCCCGACGAGCGGTAATTTTCAAAACAATCCCCCTTTGGTATAATAACTACATCGGGGCTTTCGCCGCCCCACTCTACCGAGGAATTCATCATGGCACTGCGCATCGACACCTTCAACAAAAAACTGGCCGCCCTGAACGTGCAATTGGTTCGCGGTGAAGATGAAGGCCAAACCTACTTCTATGTGATCGACACCAACACCGAAGACCAGTTGGGTGAAATGATCGAAGTGGCCAAAATCAACGACCTGACCGAAGCGCAGTGGATGGAAGAAATCGAAGAATGCATCGCCCAGCGCGAAGTAGAGGACGAGGATGAAGAATCCGAGGAAGACGAAAACACCATGGCGGGCACCCTGAACAAATACCGCCCGACCTATGTCAAGACCGTCAACTGGTCCGGCTCGGCCTCGGTCGACAATGGTGATGAAGTGGCTGAAATGCTGCGCGGCCTGAACCCTGATGAAACCTGCGCCATTGCAGACCACCTGTTCGGTGAAATCCCCGGCACCCACTTCGCCAAATACCAATACCTGAACCGTGGCCAACGCCGGATGAACGCAGGCAACCGCATCCGGGCCTTGATCAAACGCGGCGAGAAAACCGCTGCCGACCTCCAAGCAGCAATCAAAGGCGACGACCTCACCAACGACGATATTGCAAGCAATGAAATCGACGCCTACCTGTCGGAAGAATAAACCCAAATCCGGGGCCGAAAGGCCCCTAGGAGTTTCACGTGGAACACAAACCTGAAATTACGCAAGTTGGCTTGATAAGCATGAAAGTGTGCGTGCCGCAAGAGTGGTCGGACCGCCTGATCGAAAAATGGGCCAACGAGCAAAGCCCCACCGGCATATCGTCCGAGTGGCGTATTGACCGTAATCAAACCCACGTCCGCTGCAAGTGCGATGAGCGCGAAGGCTGCGAACACCTTATCCTGAATTGCTGAGGTTTCACATGGAACATCATCTTAAATGCCCCGGCACTACGACCTACACTGTCATCGACCTGCTCAATGGCGAACAAAGCCGACAATGCGACAATTGCGGGGCGTATGTCGTCGAGCCAGTGCCCGTCGAACGCGAATGTGAAGTGACAGCGGCCAAGATCGAACAGGACATATGCAACGGCGGACGACCATAGGGCACGGTGCCCGTGGAACGTACCTCCCCGCCCGTGGAACGTTCGACCCCCCACCGACGCCCGGACCTCGCCGGGCGTCGTCGTCTCTGGCCTCCGGGAAGCTCGTCGGGCAAGGATTGACGGCCCCAAGAAGGCGTGGTCTAATGGTGGCAACGACCCCCGCACCTAAGAGGATTTAGCATGAAAGACAATGGCGTACACTGCGAAAATGGCAACGACTGGGAGTTTTGGTTTGGCGGCAAGCTGATTTCGACCCACCCCAGCCGGCGCGAGGCGAATCTGGCGCTCTCGGTTTTCGACTCGACCCCCAAACCCACTGCCCAAGATCGGTCGGTTTCTTGGCGGATTGAATTTAATCCCGCCTCCGGCAAGTGGAATTTGTACCTCGATGGTTTTTACAGGGCCGGGTTTGGCACTGAGGCGGCAGCCAAAGTCAAGCTGCAAAAGCTGCTCGGCACGTACCGGGAGCCAGAAGTTAGCAGGGAGGATGGCGTACGGCAAAGCCCCCGCACTAAAAGATGGCACGTGTGGTACAAAGGGACCTTCTACGGGGTTTATGAGTTCGAACTGTCCGCACGCCAGAAATACAGCCGCATCCGGAACAACTAACCTCCTCACCATGGACCGGCGTGGACCGGCCAGATGGCGGAGATAGGATATCGGCCTGACCCCCGGACGACGGGCACTGGCCGGGTGTCTCGGGTGTCCTGACCTTCCGGCGAATAGCCGGGGAGACGGAACCTCCCCCTCCTTCCCCTTGCGGGGTACCAAGACGTCTCTCCCGGCCTACGGCAAGGGGAAGAGGGGGGAGGGTCTCTCTCCCTCTTATTCTTTTCTAGTTGGACGATTCTCGATACCCGGCCCACCCCCGGTCCTTCGGGGTCTCTCCGAGGTTCTATGTCGACGGCAGACCCGGTCCAGACCCGGTCCATTCCCAATAACTTCCCCCCTTCCAGACCACAAATCCAGCCTCCTCCGGCATATTAAATCCGCCCAATAGCTTTCTTGCGTCCTGCCTGCGCCCCACAATAACTTCCCCCAGTGCCGCCCGGTCCACCCTCCGCGATCCGATGGACGGTAGTATTCAGCCGGGGTCCTCCATGATACAATGAAGCTTCCTACACCAACGCTTCTTAGGAGAGTGACCAATGGCCACTGACACATACCAAGCCGCTTTCAAGGCTTTCGCTGCCCACAACGCCTTCGAGGAAACGGGCAAGCCTAGCGTCGACTCAAGGCGTTTGGTCTCGTTCACTATTGCCGACATCGAGCATGCCTTCTACATGGGCATGGCCAAAGGCGTGAATGAAGGCTTGACCCAAGCCGCCTACACGATCACCAGCCTGTCGCAAAACAACGAAAAGCTGCTCAAGCGCATCGCCGATTTGGAGTCTTTCGGCCTGCAGGGCGAGTCAGATGTCGTTAAGACCCTCCTCCTGCGCATCAGCAAACTCGAAGCTAAAGTCGGGGGTAGGTCATGAATCGCCTCACCCCTTGGAACCAGCACCCCCGTGCATGCGAACTTCTCCCCAATCTTGACTACGATCAGCGTTTAGAGGGTGACCGCATGCGGGCATCAATGGCCGCGATCCTCGCCAATGTTTGGATTTTCAACGCCCGCGCCAAAGCTCGCAAGAATGTGCCAATGGGCGTGTTCGTTGATGAAGGCATCGAGGTCATCAAGAAATCGCTTGAGGGCGGCCCCGGCATACAGGATTTCAAGAAAGCTGCCCCAATGTTCGGTGTACTTGGCATCTGCATTATTTGCGAGCAGAAAGGCCGGGGCAGTCTGGTTCAATTCGTCGACAAAATCCGGCACATCGAGACTGAGCCAGTTTTTTACTGCGCGCAATGTTTCACGAAGAAGATGATCCAGTGAACGCCCGGATGCTGTTCTGGCTTGTTCTTGGAGCTGTCATCTGGCACTCCCTAATCTCAATCGCTGTTTGCGTATCAACTCGTGTGGAGAATCGTTATGAACCTGCAAGCTCTGCAATACCGCAAAACGTCGCACCTCCTTCACTTCATCCTGTTCCTGTTGACAGCAGGTTTCTGGATCGTACCGTGGATCTGTTTTGTGCTGTATAACCGCAGCTACAACCAACGGATCGATCTGGCCGTCATGGCCAACGATTCCCGCACCAAATCGACTCAACCGTAATGGCCGGGCACCGGCTCAAAGCCATCGGCATGCGCGGTCCGTCGTGCTGCCTCGTATGCGGCGGGTTTATAGGAGTTGACATGCCTGCCGATTGCCCTAACCGCCTCATGACTCCGATGGAGTCGACCAACATCTACGAGGGCAAGCTCAATTTCATCAATGGCCAGTTCATGTGGGCGCCGAATGTAGTTGAAGTGGCGGCCCACCCTGAGCAGGTCTCGGTTTCATGGCCTGTTTTGAACTAGGAGGCAGTATGGCGAAGAAAGCAGAGTTGAAGGCAGAAATCATACGCCTTCAAAGCAACATCGAAGTGTTGGAGGCCATGCGCCCGCATTGGGCTAAAGGCTATTCATCTGACAGCATGGCTGCTCAGGCCCAAACCTGCGCCTTGTCCCAAGTGTGGACGGCTTTGGGTGTGGACAATCAAACCGATTGTATGGAGAAGCTCAGGAGGCTACTATGACTCCATTTGAAGAAGGTTACGCCGCCTACCTGCGCCGCGACCTGCGCCAAATGAACAAGTTTGACAAAGAAAAGTCGCCGCGTTCGCATGTACGTTGGGACGCGGGTTGGGTTCGGGCGTACAACGACCACATGCCAAAATGAAACCGCGCTGGACGTATGAAATCGTTCCGTGTCGCAGGCGAACCAAAAGGTCCGGCGTCTGCCAGTTTTACGCGGTCGTGCGCAATGACGGCAAAGAAATGACCGCCGTGCGCTGCCCGTACCAATCAATCGACATCAAGAAACGTTTTGAACGTTGGGCTATGCAGCCTTGGAGGTAGAATGGCAGAAACGAATGTGACACGCCTAGTTAACGGCGTGCCGATGCGGTTCCAACAAACTCTGAACACAGGCACCCGCTTTAACCAGCCCGTGTTCTGGGTCACGTGGCTTTCGGGCCGCGACACACTCGATCATTTCGTTGACATCGGTTTCGGCGTCTCGCCTTTTGATGCCTACATCGACTTTTGCGGTAAAATTGGAGCGTACTGATATGAAACAATTGCGATTTGTATGTGACAAAACTCCCGGCCCTACTGGCTGCACATTCATTGAATGCGAAGACGAAACCGGCGCCTCGGTCTGTGCCGGTGAATGGCAGTTGCGCCCGGACGGCCTCGTCCAGCTGGTCGTTGAAATGCCCGGCGACGAGCAACAGCGGGTTGACCTCGGCACCACTGCCCGCTCCAGCTATGACGGCTTGATGGAGCGCGTGAAACCCGTCCTCGATGAGCTTGATGAATTGCTCAAAGTCATCGGCAACACCAACGGCCCACGTGTTGTGGCTATGCGAGCAGCCCTTGCCGAGTTTCGGGAGCCGAAATGAGCCTGTTTATGGCCAACCTCCGCATGCGCCGGGTGGAGAGGATCGAAAAGGATCCTAACCGCTTTGACCCCGGCCGGCGCTCCAACATTTACATCGGCTCGCGCCGTTGGGTGCTCCTCGACACCCAAGTGTTCACCACCTATGAGGGTGCATTGGCGGCGCTGCTGGCCGACATGAAGGCCATTTGGTCTAGCCGGGACGCCAAACAAACCAAACTGTTGGATGCCATCAATGCAGCCAAGGCTAAGCATGAGTCCTTGCTGCATGAGGAGCTGATATGCTGTTCATAGGAGGCCCTTGGGCCGGGAAAGTCTACGCGGTCGAACCCAACATGCGGAGTTTTGCAGTATACGAACCGGATAAAACCGAGACATTTTTTACCAACGAGAATGCCGAACTGCCACCTCTTAAGGTGGCCCACTATCACATGTACGACCGCGTTGCTTTGCGCGGCCCCGGTGGTCCGGTGGAAGTCATGGTTTCACGTGAAACAAAGTGCGTGATCCAAGAACTGATGGGAGAATATGCGAGGAACAAAACATGAGCCTTTTAGCTGCAACAATGCAATCTCTCCGGTTCAATGAGCGCCAGAACAAGATGATTTTGGAGCATAAACTCTCCAACGAAGTCTTGGCCAAACGTTTCATGACAACCGCCCGCGCCATCCAGCGCCAACGCAAACTGCTGAAAGAACTGTTAGAGGCCGAGAATGGATCAGATTAACGAGCTGTACCGCCAACGCAACAACCTCGCCATTGCCTTTTGCAAAGCAGCCTTGGCTGCCGGGTGGAAGGCGGGCCGGGGTATCGACACCTCCAAGCCCGACGGCGATCCATGGGCGAACGTGGTTTACGTAGTGCTGCCCGGCGACACCCAAGTGTCGTGGCACATCGCCCCCTCCGAGGTCCATTTGCTCGACGGCATCCCGGAGTTTGAAGGTAATTGGGATGGCTCGTTCACGGCCCGCGACAAAAACTGGCCCGACAAAATTCCAATTGAAGTGATGTTCCCTGAACCGAAATTCGTTGCCGTGTACTCACTCGGAAGCGGTCTTATTGTGCAAGGTCCTGATGAGTCTAAAGAAGACTTTAACGAGAGACTCCAAGCCGCAATCCGGGGCGGCGTCAAGTCCAACGAATCCTCGGCAGACCCGTGCACCAACTGTCTGCGCCCGAAATCCGAGCATAACGGCAAGCACTGCCCTTCGCCGTTCACGACAGTGTGGCATGCATGGGATTATCCGTTCGCGGCGGGCGACGAGCGGTAGTATGCACGCCATTGCATGTATGGTATAATACAGGTTCTGGTTCCGTCAATAACGAAGGGGAAACAAAATGAGCTACAAAGACCAACGCGCAGCCTTGGGCATCGCCCCCGCAGGCTCGCTGGCTGACCCGCACTCCACCCAAGATGGCAGCAAGTGGTATCACGGCGTGGACGGCGCGGGCATCGCCAAGCTGACCAAAATCAGCGCAGGCATCAATGAAATCGTCGAGGCGACCGCCAAAGACGTGGCCAAGGCCCAAATCAAAGTCGGCCGCCTGCTGAATGAAGCACGTGCCCTGATCCCCGGCGACCTGCAGTTTGGCAAATGGCGCGAAGCCAACACCCAAATCAACAACAAGTCCACCGCCAACAAGCTGATGAACCTCGCCACCATGGTCGGTGAAGGCCGCATCACACAGGAAATGGTCGATGCCCTGCCGGTCAGCACCCTGAAAGAGCTGATTTCGGCCCCGGACAGCGTCCTGATCCACATCCGCGACAAACTGGCCGAGAATGAGCCAATCACTCGCACCACAGTGCGTGACGCCATCAAGGAAACCCGCGAGCCAGATTTCAAACTCGGCGAGCCAACCCCCACGACCGTTGAAGGTGAGTACGAAACCATCAACTGCGACGCAATGGCCCCGGATGCCGGTGCGGACACTGCCCCGCCAAAACCGGCCCCGACCATCAAACCACCAACTGCCCCGGCGCAGCCTGCAGGCCCGAATGTCCGTGTGGTGATCGGCCAGATCATGATGATGGACTGCGTCGAGCGCCTCAAGAAGCTCGACCCCACCAAAACCGAACCGTGGAAGGGCATCAAACCGGTCGAGTGGGCGTGGTTGGTGTTTGGCCTCGACATCGACCCGGCCGAACTGCCAAACCGCCAATCCCTCCTGTTCATCGAGCGCGGCATGGACAACGAGGTCACCGGGCAGGCTGATGAAGAACGCCTGCTGAAAACCATCACCCGCGCCTACGACATCATCAAGAAGGAGTACTGAAATGGGCTTCGAGGCATGTACAAACCCCAAATGTGGGTGGTGGGGGCATTGGACACTGCGAGTAGTCGATAAATGCCCAAAATGCGGTTGCCCATGCGAAAGCTTGGATTAGCGGGGCGCGAGCCTACGACATCATCAAGAAGGAGTACTGAAATGACACGGCAAGATCTTCAAGATATGTTCGAACGGATCTATGCCGACTTGCATGCCATGCTGCCTGAGGTGGTGCGTCAGCACCGCTTCACCTCACACACAGGCTATAACAAGCCGGAAATTTCCACTGCCTATCGCCTGTTCTTGGCGACCTGTGATGCCCTCGGCATCAAAGAGGACAATCAAAATGGCTAACGTTTCGCTCGTGGTGTATGGTCCGCGAGGGTGCGGCAAAACTTCGCAGGCTGCCATCCTCATGGAACGGCACGGCCTCGATAATGTCATTGAGTTAGACCAGCATCAGACAATGCCGGATAATTTGAAGCACGGCTATTTGTTCCTGACCAACAACCAAGACACGGCGTACTCCCTCGCCCGGCGCTTTGCTTTGCGGCTGGCCGAATACGAATACGCCATCAAAACCAGAACTGCTTAACCTGAGCGGGCGCCTAAGTGGCGCCTCTCCTTGTCGCCGGGAGAAACAAATGAACAATTTTAAACATAAAGATGAATGGCAGCAAAAAAGCAACAAGTTTAATGTCACAGTGTCACGCCATGAGGTAATGCATTCCCCACTTTCGAGTTTCGAACCATCGGGAGTGCACCGCTGGGCAGTGTATGCTTATATCTTCCCTGTGCACCGCTTGTTTGAGCAATTCAATGACACGGATAGTTTCTACCAAGATGTATGCACCGCCATGCCGCTGCACAGCGGGCCTAGTTATCTGCGCCGTCATCGCGGCGATAGCGGCGAAGTGACTTGCTATCAAGTCGGAGCTGACTACAACCACCTGCACGACAATTCATTCACATTTATGGCTACTGCCGAGGAAGCTTATGAAGTGTTCCGGGATGCACAGGCCCTGTTTGACTATTTGTCAGACCCGGTTTCTGAGTGATGGATACCGAGGCTTTCATTCGCGACTGCGCCAAGAAGCAGTGGTCTAAAAAGGCCACGTATGACACCTTGGGCGTAACTGCCGCCAAATTCGCTGATATGTGCGAGCTGATCCCCGGTTTGGTGTGGCCGCCGCAAAATGCCTCGCTCCATCGTCAACAATACTACGAGCGTCGTAAGGGAACTTTGACCGGGGCTGGCCGTGTCGCATTGTTGGCGGCCAGTGAGAAAGCCCGCATAAAACGCCTGCTGTGGGTCGAAATCTGCGGCATGTGTATGCCGGCCCGTGACGTATATGAAACTTACAAGGATTTCATCCAGATATCCTACAGTTCCGTCCGGCGCCGGCTGCACAAAGGAATGAGCGTGTACGACTCGTTCTTCGGCAACCCCCAATCCACCATTGGCCATCACAAAAGCCACTGGCACACCACATCTTTCAAGGTAGACAGACATGAACAAATGCGAGCTGCATCCGCACTGCTACAAGAGCGAACTGACCCCGTGTCCTGCCTGTGTGTCGCAGGCGGCACTGGACAAAGTAAAAAATGAATCGTTCAACGACAGGGCTTTGCGCCTGCTGCCGCCATGCAAAAGCGCCACCCACGAGGAATGGGCCGAAATAGCTAAAAAATTGCGTGCTGACTACGGCGACCGCGTAGGTTTCCAAATCTGGATGGCGTGGTGTGAGTCGGACGACGCCCGCTTCAACGACAATATAGCGCAGGCGGCGTGGACCAAAACCGCCGTGCCGGTCATCACGGTAGCGCCCCGCAAAATGACGATGGCCGAGGAGCGCCTGACTCGCCTGCTGTCGATCCGCACCGACAAGGTCAAGCAGCTCCAAGAAGACCTCTATTGGTCGTATTGGTGGCGCAATGCCTACGCCGTTGTGGCTATCGCCGGTTGGTTCTGCCTGATCATCTATTCTGCTTTCGGAGGCCCTGAGGTATGAACATACCAGACCTGCAACACCAAATCGAAGTCCGGCGAGGCTGGATTAAGTCCCTACAGGAGGCCCTGCCGTACGCGGAGGGCCAAGCCTACCGGAATGACAAACGCGCCATTGCAGGCTACAATCAAGAAATCATCGACCTGCAGCGCAAAATTCGTGATTTGGGAGGTGGCGATGTATCGAATCCTGTATAAGTGCCCGGACTGCCGCAAGCGGCCGAAAAGGCAAATGCGGCCTGCGTTCTATTCGGTTTGGTGCTGCTCGACCATTTGCAACAGCCAAACCGAACGGGTGGCATTGGCCGGGTGGAACGAAATGGCCGCTGCCAAGTTTGCCCGACGAGCGGTAATTCCCACGAAATGATGGCCGTGGTACAATGAAGATCTTGGAAGCACGATTCCAGTAATTTTCCTGCCCCCGCCCTGAGGTAATACCTATGAAACGCATCTTGCTCGGTCTGTCCGTAATTTCCGCCATGTCTCACTGCCTGATGTCTGAGGCCGGCGAAGGCGGCGAAGGCGCTGCCGGTGTCGACACCCCGAAAGGCGCAGCCATCCGCCCTGACCTGACCAACTACCAAACCGCCAAATCGGCGTCCGGCTCCAGCACCAAAATCTGCGGCGATGCCGTGTCGCTCGCCCTTGCCGGTGCCACCCTCGACGAAACCTATGCGTTCGTGGCGGATGTGGTCGGCATCACCGAAGACGTCCTGCGCGGCAAGTACAGCGCCAGCAACGTCGGCCAGCAACGTATGTTCCTCGGCAACCTGATTCGCGGCGGCATGGCCTCGAAAGAAGCCGAAAAAGCGGCCCGCATCGAGTCGGCTTTCAGCGAGAAAGTTACCGATTTCCGCGTAGCGCTGGATGCCCGCCAAGCCGAAGCTGCCAAACTGGCCGACGCTGAAAAGCAACGCAAAGCCGATGAAAAGGCCAAGGTCCAAGCTGGCCTGAAAGCTGAACGCGAGAAGAAAGCTGCAGATGCCAAGGCCGAACGCGAGAAGAAAGCGGCCGACGCTAAAGCAGCCAAACCAGCCCCAGCACCGAAGGCTCCTAAAGAGCCTGCACAGCCAAAATAACGGCGCACCAACAGCCGTGAATGAGCGGGTCACCCCTTCGCCTGCTCAATTTCGGTGACATCTGACGGCGAACACCGAGAGGTGGTTTGATGTCACCCCTTTGAGGCCGACCCCGTAGAGTGGGTCGGCCTCATCCTTATTCGGAGTATGATAAATATGGCCGACAAGAAGACCAAGCAGAACAATGTTGTGGTTTGGGAAGGCGAGCCGGGCTATGACATCGTGAAAGGCATCAAGGAGCATGGCCGCATCTGCAAGCGCCTATCCGCATGCACCTGCAATCGCCCCAACCAAGGCGACGACCGGGAAAAGTGCTTCGATTGGGTGAAGGTATGAGCGCCACTCCCATCGAAGAAGCCATCCAAGCTCTTAACGGCTATATCACCCTAATTTCGCAACAGCGAGCGTCGGATAACGATGAAGGCGATTATATGGCCCGCAAATATAACCAACAGATCACCCACGTACAGTCAGTGATCAAGAAATTGCGGGAGTTGCCGAAATGAGCGCCTACGAAAATCTCCTGTCGCAGGTGCCATGGGTCGGCAAGCCCGGCAAGCACCAAGAACGCGGGATCGCCAAAGCTTTGGAGCTTAACGAGTTCGCCTTCTTTTGGGAACCGGGCGCAGGCAAGACCTACGCCACAATTCACGTCGCCAAGACACGTTTCACGTGGAACGAAATCGACCTCGTGGTCATCATCTGCCCGAACTCGATCAAGCAAGTTTGGGATCGCGAAGTAAAGCTGTGGGCATCGGATATTCCGACTCACGTCCAGACCCTGAGCCAAGGCGTTAGCCCTACCAGACCCCGCGTCACCGTCCGCACTCTTGAATTTTTGGTGCTGGCCGTCGAGTCCCTATCACAAGGCAAGACCTATGAGAAGGTACTGGCCTACATGCAAGGCCGCAAGGCCATGGTGGTCGAAGATGAATCAAGCCGCATTAAAAACCCGTCCTCCATTCGAACCAAGAAAGCTACCAACCTCGCTTGGACTGGTCAATACCGCCTTATTCTCACGGGCACCCCTGTCACGCAGGGTCCTCACGACTTGTTTGCGCAATTTCGGTTTCTCAACCCTAATATCATTGGCATTACGAAATGGGCGCAATTCCGAGCTAGATATTGCATTATGGGAGGCTTTGAGAACAAAAAAATTGTCAAGTACCAGAATCTCGATGAGCTTACTGGGCGAATCAACAAGTATGCAGACCTCGTCGCGCTTAAGGATTGTGCCGATATCCCAGACAAAATCTATCAAGTCATTAATGTTCCTCTTTCCCCTGAGCAACGCAAGGCCATTCGACAGCTGAAAGATGAAGGCATGCTGGTCATGCCGGAACAAGAGGCCGAGCTGTATGTAGAAATGGCCCTTGAGCGCATGACGCGCATTCAGCAGATTGTTGGTGGTAGCCTGCCAATGATCGACCAAGAAAACGGCGGTTATCGCACGGTCACCATGCCGGGCGATAACCCAAAAATGGACGCCATGTTCGAATACATCGAGGATCTACCTCATGGAACCAAATGTCTCGTATGGGCACGTTTCGAGCCTGAACGTGAACGCATTGTTCAAAGACTCGCTGATAAGTATGGAGCATCAGCAGTGGTGCGCTTCGATGGATCGGTTAACGACGCAGATCGACGCGTTGCCGTTGACCGCATTCAGGATGACCCGACTTGCCAGTTTTTTGTGGGGAACCAGACGGTCGCCGGAATCGGCCTTACTCTCACTGCGGCGAAATACGCACTTAATTTTTCCAATACGTTCTCATCAGAGGACCGCATTCAAATGGAGAACCGGAACCACCGAACAGGACAAACTGATCACTGCATTTATGTCGACTTTGAGGCCATGGTGAAGGAAGATCGCATGATCCGTCGTGCACTGACCCTCAAAAAAGACTTGGCCGAACTCGTCAAGGATTCGCTGGCGCATAAATCCAAGATGTTCGACTCTAACCCTGACATGGACGGCTACATATGAGATTCTTGCTTGTGATGCTGGCTGCATGGATAGCCACAAACGGCGAGAATTGGGAATCCAACGACGAAAACGACTATTATTGGAAGGCATGACATGAAACGATCAGAAATCAAACAACCCAACCGCATGCTGGAACTGTGGATTGATGGCGTGCTTGTAGGTGAGTTCAGGACATTCGAGCTTATGATTGAGCACCTCGCCGAGTTCTACCCCAAATGTGCGTAGAGGCGCAGGTCTTCATTAACTTAGTGGCCAAAGGCGCATACACAGTGTGCCCGGTCAAAGGATGTTGGCTATGGCAGGGCGAGATTAACCGGAACGGATACGGCACCTTTCTGGTTCGCCCGCGCCCCGGAATCCGCAACCGCAAAATGGCCCATATCGAAATGTACGTCCTATTCAAAGGAGAGTATGACCGCGAGCTACTGCTTGATCATCTGCCGCACTGCCGCACCCGCAATTGCTGCAACCCGGACCATTTGGAGCCGGTGACAGCCCAAGTAAACACAATGCGCGGCAACGCCGTGCTGTATAGAAGAATAAGGGGTGACTAATGGTCGGCATGACTAAATCTATAACTGGCAGAAAAACGAAAATCCGGCATCGGACATTCATGCCGCCAAAAATGCGCAAGATCCCCAAAATGACCCTGCCCAACTTTCGCTCAAAACCAAAGCCAGAGTTGAAGTCCATAAAACGCCGGGCCGAGGGCGGCCCATGGGACGGGAAATTCGTATCAGTACGTCTGCTGTCAGGCGATACTACTATGGTCATTCGAGTCGGCGACTATCACGGGTGTTACGTGATGCAGTGGGGTGAAATTTTTTGGCGCCCGACGAACGGTAGTTAAATCTCGCTTGACACCGCCGTTTCGTGCATGATATAATACAGATTCTGGTCGCGGCCCCGTGACCTCTCACCCTCAGTCGCCGAGGACATACAATGTCTGAACCCCAAGAATTCGATGATCTGGATGACGCCCCCGAGGTGGTCGATCTTTCGCTCAAGTGGTACAACGAGTACAAAGAGCAGCCTTACCCTAAACTCGCAGCCCGCATGTTGGTGCTGGCCACGCAGGCCAAGGCCGCCGACGATGAGAACACTCGCCTGAATAAGGAACTCGACGTCATCCGCCTGCGTGTCGTGCCTGAGCGCTTCCTCAAGGATGAAGTGACGTCGATGAACATTGCAGGCATCGGGCGCCTCGGCATTTCCAAAGATGCCTACTGCACCCAACCGAAAGAATGCCAAGAGGATCTGTTCAAGTTCCTCAAGGAAAACGGCTACCCTGACATCGTCAAGGAAACCGTCAACTCGTCTTCCCTCAAGTCCATCGTCAAGGATTTGGAGAAGGCCGCATCGGAAGAAAATGTGGAATTTGACCCCCCTGCAGAAGTAGAAGATGACGAAACTCTCTTCGACAAGATCTGCAAGCTCGTCAAGTACACACCTTTCATGCGTGCAAGCGTAACCAAAAAGTAAACGCAACCGAACGGTTAACCAAATCTAGGATATAAGATAATGGCTAAGAAGAACGAAGTGGCTACACAGAACGCCGAAACCGAACTCGCCCTGTTTGGCGGCAACGAGCGCCCCGATTACGTGACCGACACCGGTCGCGGCAGTGAGGGTGTAACCTCCGATGACATGTCGCTTCCCCGACTGTCGATCATCCAAGATCTTTCGCCTCAGCGCAAAAAGAACGAGGATGCGTACATCGACGGCGCCGAAGAAGGCATGATCTTCAATACCTCCAGCAATGCGCTTTATGCTGATGGTAACGTCATCGTCATCCCCTGCTTTTTCCGGGGTGAATACGTGGCGTGGAAGGATCGCAAGCAGGGCGGGGGCTTCGGTGTCGCAACCGACACCGAAGAACAGGCCGAGGAGTGGATTCAAGCGCAGGAAAACCCTTCGGCTTGGGATGTGTCCTACACCCACCAACATTTCTGCATTATGGTCCATTCGGACCACACCGAGGCCAAACCTCACTGCGAAGATGTTGTGATTTCCATGTCCCGCTCGCAGCTGAAACCTAGCCGCAAGTGGAACACCATGGTTCAGAACGGCGGCGGCGATCGTTTCGGTCGTGCGTACCGTCTGAGTGTGATTCAGGACACCGGGCCGAAGGGCGACTACTTCAACTGGTCCGTGAAGCAATTGGGGTTCGTTCCTGAGTCCCTGTTCAAGCGTGCCGAAGCGGTGTATGAAGCAGTGAAGACCGGCAAGCGCGACGTGTCGCGCAAATCCGAGCCAGCTGCCGATTACGTCGATCCAGCCGACATGTAACACCCGACGCGCCGGGAGGGCCAACCCCCGGCGCGTTCCCTTTTCTAACTCCTGTCGCCGGAGAGCATCATGGCCGAATATGACAACAGCAATCGCGGGGCATTGTTTGTCAATGACCGCAAAGAATCAGACAAACATCCGGATTATCGCGGCACCGCCGAAGTTGAAGGCGTAGAATGCTGGGTATCCTGCTGGATCAAGACCTCCTCCAAAGGCGCCAAATATCTATCGCTCGCCTTCACCCCCAAAGAAGAACAAGCGTCTTCCGCACCTCGCCGCACAGCCACCAACAATGACGCGGCTGATTTCTTGGCGCAAAATCAAGGCAAGGCCAACGCCCATAAGCAGGGGCCTAATAACCTGTCCGGCCCATCGCGCCCGAACCAGCCTGCGGATTTCGACGACGACATTCCATTCTAAGGGGTTGATATGTCAGTCTTCGATTTGCCTGTTGTCGGCGGCGACACCGAGACCACTGGTCTTGTGTACCCGCGTGACAAGGCGTTCTCGGTTTCATTCGCACCCGCACAGGGTGCCTCGCTGTTCATTGACTTTCGCACTGAACAGCACCTTATTCCTCAACTGCAACGGGACATCGACAACTCCCGCTGCTTGTTCGTGTTCCATAACGCGCAGTTCGATGTTAAAATGCTGGCTGCTGCCGGGATCCGCATGCCGTTGGAGCGTGTGGATTGCACTGTAGTGCGGGCCTGCCAAATCAACGAACACGAAGGTACAATTTTCCCATGGGGCAACCGCCCCGGCAGCTACCAGCTTGAAGACCTCGCCCAAAAGTATCTCGGCGAAGGCAAGGAGGAGCCTTGGGAGGAGCTGGCCGCGATATTCGGCGGTCGGGCCACCAAAAACGGGCAGATCATGAACTTGCAGTTTGCGCCGCGTGATTTAGTGCGCCGTTACCAAGATAAAGATGCCGCTTTGGCACTACGCCTGTGGCTGTGGCAGCAGAAAGAGATTGAACGCCAAGACCTACATAGCATCATCGCCTTCGAACGCAAAGTGCTGCCTACTCTTGCTCGTACCGCAATGCGAGGCATACGTGTTGATCAGACTGCCGCCGAAGAGGCTGTTGAAGCTTTGGATGTGGTAGTAGATGAACAACAGCACGCGCTAGAAAAGAGGGTAGACATCAGGGGCATTAACGTCAACAGCGCCTCGCAAATCAAAGCGCTGTTCAAGCCAGTGCAGTTACCGTCAGGCATCTGGATATCCGAGCTTACTGGATCCACTTTAGGCACCGCAAAATCTGGCGGTCCGTCATTGACCGCCGAGGTGTTGACTGGCATGGGTGACCCGATTGCCAACGCAGTCGTGGAACTCAGGTCTATGATCAAGACCCGTGATACATTCTTGAAGGGCCACATCCTTGGCCACATGGTTGGGGATAGGGTGTATCCTACCATCAACCAAAGTAAAGGCGAGGATGGTGGCACCGGCAGCGGCCGGTTGTCATACCAAGACCCTGCACTGCAGCAGATCCCGAACCGGAATAAAAAGATTGCCGAACGGATCAAAAAGGCATTCCTGCCAGAACACGGCCAGCATTGGCTGTCTACTGACATGAACTCATTTGAAGTTAGGGTATTCGCCCATTTGGTGGCGCTATACAACAACTCATTGCAGAACATTTACGCGGCCAACCCGGCGATGGACTTCCATCAATATGTAGCGGACCTGATGGGCGTGCCCCGGAACGCAACGCGGCAGGGCGAGGCGAACGCCAAACAGTTGAATCTGTCCATGATTTTTAATAGCGGCAACGGGGCGATCGCCCACAAACTTGGTCTCCCTTGGGAATGGGCCGAGTTCACGGTATCCACCGGGCGCGAAGCGGGCAAGCAGATACGCTACCGCAAGCCGGGCATTGAAATGATGTCCATCATTGATGAGTACCATCGCCAAGTGCCGGGCGTGAAGACTTTGGCAGATCGAGCCAAGCAGATTTCGGAAGATCGCGGTTACATCAAAAGTTTCACCGGGCGCAGATTTCGTTGCATCAACGGATATAAGTCCTACAAGCAATCCGGCTTGCTGATTCAAGGCACATCGGCAGACTTCAACAAGATGATGTGGACCGGCGTCGAGGAAGCAATTGACGGCAACGGCACTATCCTTTTGAACATCCACGACAGCTGGGATACCAGCGTAGACGACCCAATCGCAGCGTACAAGGCAATGCAGGATGCGGCATCATCACTCCCATCTAGGGTGCCGCTCCTACTTGACCTGAACGGCGTGGGTTCCAATTGGTGGGCAGCCATCAAAAAGCCTGACAAGAAATAAACGGGGACGCCAGATGAGAATCGACTTGGCCGAAGTGAAGGCCATTGAGGATGTAGAGGATCACAAGACCAAGGTATTCCGGGCGGCGCTGATGTATATCTCTCAAGGCATCCCGGTCATTCCGATCCCTTATGGTGAGAAGCATGTCAATAATACGTCAATCTATACATCTCGTTGTTCTGCCCGAAAGGACAAGATCACAGAGTGGTTCCACCCGGATACTGGCCGTTACGCAGGTTGGAATATTGCCATTGGATGTGGTGATTACTACGGCAAGGGTGGAGTGTTCGCCATTGACGTTGATAACAAGTATCACCCCAAATACGGAAAAGACATATGGGGAACCGCCGCGTGGGATAGCTTGCTGGAAGCGCATGGCGGGTTACAGGCTGTCCCGGTTCAATCTACGCCGAGCGGCGGTAAACACGTGTTATTGGCGTGGAAAGAAAACCTCACGCCGAGCCAAAACCGACTAGCCAACGGGATCGACACGCGGGGCGGCCACCCCAATAAAATTTCATCCCACATCATGGCATTCCCAAGTGTGGTTGATGGCAAAGGCTACGAATGGATAGCAGGGGGAGACATCCACGCCTCCCCCGAGTGGATCGATGAGGCGATGGGCATTGCGTGGCGCAAGCGGGACGGAGAAGGTCGCGGCAACGAAGGCATGCGGGCGGATGATGTTGAGACACTTGTGTCACTGCAGAAAGTGTCCAGCCTGCTCGATGCCCTCGATCCTAACGTGCTGGACTACGAACAATGGCTAAAGGTCGGGCAGGCTATCCACTCGCAGCATTGCGGCCCGGATGCTCTAGATCTTTGGGATGACTGGTCACAACGAGGCGAACGATATGAAGCCGGTGAGTGTCATGTTAGATGGAAGGGGTTTAAACAGAACGGGCCGGTTCGAATGGCCACTCTTTTCTACATCGTCCAGCAATGCGGCACGCCGTCGATGGTTCCGGAGGATCAAGGCGGTGACGAGAGTTTCGTTTCGGATAGTGTGGATGAATACAACAGAAGGTACGCTCTGGTACTTTCCGGCGAGAACGTCAAGGTCGCTCGCAAAGAGCAGGTCTTGGGGTCGATTCAGCATCGGTTTAAGCTCTATTCAATAGATGCATTCCGGTCCTTTTTCATGAACGACGTGATAATGGTCCAGAACGAAAAGGGTGCTGAGAAACCGATACGCAAATTTGATATCTGGATGGCCAGCCCGCGCCGTAACTCGTTTGACGGCATGATCCTGAAACCGGACATGGGGCCGACCATCGTCGACTCCACCGGGCTGACGTTCCTGAACACATGGGCCGGTTTTGCGGTCGAGGCGGTCGAGGGCGAGTGGGATCTGCTCAAGAAGCATATCTATACGAACCTATGCGACAGCAATCAGGTGCATTATGATTGGCTGATGGACTGGATGGCCGACATGTTCCAAGAACCATCCAACCCGAAGGGGACGGCAGTAGTCTTGGGGGGCATCGAGGGTGCTGGTAAGGGCACCCTAGCCAACGCATTGGCGCACATCTTCGGGTTGCATGCCTCGATCATTTCGAACGGCAAGCACTTGAACTCACAGTTCAACGACATGATCATGGATTCGGTGTTCCTGTTTGCTGATGAGGTGGTGTACGCCGGTAATCACGAAACAGCCAACGTGCTGAAAGCGATGGTTACGGAGAAGACCAACACCAGAGAGCAGAAATTCGGATCCAAGGAGAAAGTCGAGTCATTCCTGCACATCATGATGTCCACCAACAACGATTGGAAGGTAGCGGCCGGGCCGGAATCTCGACGTTGGTTCGTGTTGAAGGTGCTGGATGGGGTGGCCAACAACCGCGAGTATTTTGGTGCCATCAAGCGCCAAATGGAAAACGGCGGGTATGAGGCCATGCTGTTTGAACTTTTGGGGCGTGAAGTGTTGTCAAACCTGCGGTATGCTCCAGTGACGCAGGAATTGAAGGCCCAACGGACCATGATGCAAGTACAGAGCCTGTACGACAGTCTGCCAGCGTGGATCGCATTCTTACTGGATTCCGGCAACCTCGGCATTCATGACGTTAAAGCTGACATGAACAATGAAGGGACTGGCTGGCCAAGTGTAGTTGAAAAGGCATCGCTCTGGGAGACATACGCCGAGTGGTCCCGCAAGTACAAGTCAAAAGTGGCCATCACAGCGTCATCCGTGTTCTACACCAAGATGACTCTTTTGGGGTTCACCGAAGGCACAAGGGTTCGGCGCAAAAATGACCGGGTTCGGTCGATAAACGTGCCGAGTTTGAAAGAGTTGGCCGATAAGGCCATGGAAATCTACGCAATCGAAAGTCCAATCTACGATGAAGGGGAACAAGATGAGTAATAAAAAAGTTGACATGATCGTCGACCTGCAATTCGGCTCGACTGGCAAAGGTCTCATCGCCGGGTACCTCGCCGAAACTCGTGAATACGACACCGTGATCACCTGCAACATGCCAAACGCCGGCCACACGTACATCGACAGCAAGGGTCAAAAAATGATCCACAAGGTGCTGCCGAACGGTATCGTATCGCCCGGCCTGCGCTGCGTGATGATCGGCCCCGGTGCCGTGTTCGACCCGGCACGCCTGAAAAAGGAAATCGACGAGGCCCGTGAATTGGGCTACCTCAGCGGCGGCGTGGAAATTATGATTCACCCGAACGCCACAGTGCTGGCGGATGCCCACGCCAAACAAGAACAGATGACCCTGAGCGGCATCAGCAGCACCATGCAAGGCTCGATGGCCGCCATGGTTCACAAGATGCAACGCCAAGAAGTCGATTCGCCGATTGCGGCCAACAGCACCGACCTCATCGTAATGCGGTATGTGTGTTCTCACGAGGAGTGGCGCGATGCGCTTGAGGTCGCGGAAGAGATTCTCGCCGAGGGTAGCCAAGGCTATTCACTTGGGATCAATACTAAATTCTACCCGTTTACTACTTCACGCGATTGCACGCCAGCCCGATTCCTGTCTGACATGGGGATCCCTCATAATTTCCTACGCCGCGTCATTGGCACTGCCCGGACGTACCCTATCCGTGTCGGCAACACGGCGGATGGTTTCAGCGGTCCATGTTACCCGGATCAGTCAGAGACTACGTGGGAGAAACTGGGCCAAACCGCTGAAAGAACGACTGTTACGCAGCGGATACGCCGGGTATTCACGTTTAGCATCGAACAGATCAAGGAAGCGGCGTTTTACTGTGCTCCTGATGAAATCTTCCTGAACTTCTGCAACTATATGCCGGACGAAGTTGAAGAATTGGCAGCGGCGATCACGCTCGCCACGGGGGTTGATGTCAATTACTATGGTAGCGGCCCGGCACACGGCGATGTTTTTGAAGTAGGTTCCTAATATGCGCCCCGTCCAGTATGACCTTAGGGAAATAACGGACGGGATCAGACAGTGGTGCGATGAGGTGTATCCCCATCGCACCAAAGAGCATATGGTGAAGAAGCTTCAAGAAGAGTTCAAGGAACTTGAAGCCAACCCGCTGGATGCCTTTGAAATGGCGGATATCGCCATCATCCTGTTTGACCTGTGTGACCACATGGGCTTCGATCTTGCCAAATTGATCAAGCACAAGATGGACATAAACGATAAGCGCACGTGGTCGGTTGACGGCCAAGGAATCCTGAAACATGATCGCTCTACATGACATCATCCGGGCCGGGACGGTCAAAAGATTCCACATCGTTAACACCACACGCATCCAGACATTGGCTGAACACCAATGGGGCGTCGCGATTCTGGCGTGCGAGATTGCCGGCCGGCTGGGGTGGGACGATGCGGCGGTGGCCCGGCTCGCCCTTCTGTCCGTGGTCCACGACGCGGGAGAGACTCGGACGGGCGACGTGCCCACCCCGACCAAGACGCGCCTCCGAGAGGCCCTCGGAGGCCTCGCCGACGACGTTCTGGCGCAGTTTGATCCAGTGCTTGAGATTGACAAGCCATTCAAAGCAGTCATGAAGTGCGCCGATTATTTGGAGTCCATGATATTCCTGATGGAACATAAGGTGGGTCGCCATTCGGATGCTGTGATGAATGACATCATGACCCATGCATTCCGCCATTTCGATCTGGTAGGCGAGCCGGGCCGGGTCAGTCACCAGATCTGGTCTGAAATCCAGAACGCAGTATACGAGATTTAACATGACTGAGAAAAAACTGTGGGGTACGTTAAAAGATGGCCTAGATCACATGGGCCATCTGGACCGGATCGAGTCCCATGCTACTTCGCAGGGCCGTCCTGATGTCAATTACTGCTTTAGCGGCATCCAAGGAGACATAGAACTTAAGTTCTATGATCGCAAGCGGGGCGGTTTCATCTTGCGTGCGACACAGAATGCGTGGATGTGCAACCGGGTCAGGCACGGCGGCACGCCATGGATTCTGGCAAGATACGACGACGAATTCGGAAAACCAGAATTTTTATTGATCCCCGGATCTGCCAGCCGGGCATTGATCCACGATAGGAGTTATGAAGGATGGAAAGCACAGTCGACGATCCGGTGGAAAGCCAAGATAGTTTGGAGCGAGTTGTTAAGCATGCTAGTCGGGACCGGCGAGGCTCCAACAAGCCCCAACTGAGTCTGATCCTTGAGTTCACTGCAGCTTTGGAGGGTGCTGCCAAAGGGTTTGCCGAGGGGGTGGCCAAGTACGGGCGTGGGAATTGGAGGAAGGGATTCCCGCAGGAAGAAATCATCGATTCGATGATGAGCCATCTGACCAAACATATGAACGGGGAAATAGTCGATCCAGACAGCACAACCGGGGCGACGCATCTGGACAAGATGCTGTGCAACGCGCTTATGCTGCGGCAGTTGCACGGCGAGTGAATACAACAAGGCCCGGATAATCCGGGCCTTTGCTTAAATGCCGTTAGTATCGGTAAACACCACATCGGCCGATTTCCCGTTAATTAGTTGATAACTAACACGAGTAGCGCCTTGGGTGTGGGCTGTGCACGCCACATTACCATTACAGGTAGACAGGGTGTACATTACGTCGCCGCATGTCAGACTGGAGCAGGTTTCGTCGCCGACCGTAACTGTCATATCAAAATCAAACATTTCAGTATCTCCGGGGTTGTTTGTGTCTAGATGGTTATTATACCATCGCAACCCCGGAAACATAACTACCGCCCGTCGGTTTGCTTCGTCAATGGGTCTGGTTTGGTTACCGTGCCGGGCGCCACGGCAAAATCCGTGATCGCAGCGCTCTGTTTCTGACTTTCCTTGGTCATACCGAACCAAAAACCCATGACTTCCTTGGTCATGCCTAGCCACAGCCCCAAAACCATACCAATCGTCAGGGAGGCTACCGGGTCCTTGATTGCCTCGGTAGCCCAGCCAATCAGCACAGCCACCACGACAAACAGCGAACCACCAAGCATGATGAAAGTCAGGGTTGGTCGCACCATATCATTGGGCTGTTTCGCCGCCAAATCACGAGCACTTGCCCTGTCCCCGGCCTCGGCTTGGTACTGCAGCATATCGGCCTGCAG